TTACCGCATCGCCCCCACCAGGTGGGGGACGGGGGCGGGAACCTCAAAACTGTCTGACTGTCTGTTTTCGCCAGACAGTTCGAACCGCAGAATTCTGCGGCTTAGGGACAGTCGCCAGACAGTCGGATTGTTTTTGCGCTTTTCGGTCATGTGCATGTGCGCCTGTGCATATGCGTAGTTCCGCAGAAACTGTCTGACTGTCTGATAACTGTCTGTTTTAAGAATTGAGAGGGAACCTAAGTGTTTGATTTGTGGTGGCCCACCCTTCCACGGAAGGCAGGCCAGAGGCCAAAAAATCCAATTTGGAAGGCAAGAAAACGTAGGTTTTTCAGGGCTTTCGTGCGTCTTTGGAAGGATGGAAGGCAAATCCTATACTCCCCACATATGTGCGCATGTGCCCATATGTGTGAAGGTATCACATTTGCCTTCCATCCTTCCATTACCTCCAAAGGTAATGAGATTTAGATAAGCTATATATCTGTAATAATTGCTTTTTTCGTTCGTTTTGGGTTGCCGGTTTTTCCTTCCACCCACTGAAAACACCGCTTCCCATGAGAACTCCACGGAAGGCACGGTTTAGCAAAATCAAACACTTAGCTGAAATCGGATTGAAGGAATGAGCATCAACAGCCCGAAATGGCCCTACAACACCACGGCATGGCGCAAGCTCCGCGCCTTGCATCTGAACCTGCACCCATTCTGCGAGCATTGCCTTGCTGCAGGCAAACACAAGACGGCGAACACCGTGGATCACCGGATCGCAATCAGCCAGGGCGGCGACCCATTCCCATCACATGACGGATTGGCCAGCTATTGCGCTGGCTGTCACTCAGCAAAGACCGCCCGAAGCGGAGAAGCTGGCGCGGTGCGCACGTGGAAGCCCCGCAAAGGATGCAACCCCGATGGTTCACCACTCGATCGTGCCCACCCATGGCTTGGGGGAACAGGAACGATCACCAAGGCTACGCAAGATCGGCGCATGCCAACTGACCTTGGCAAGTCAGCTATCCCTTTGACCATCGTGTGCGGCGCACCGGGCAGCGGCAAGAGCACATATGTGCGCGAGCACGCCCGAGATGGCGATGTCATCATCTGCCTTGATACGATCATGCAAAAGATTAGCGGAAAGCCCGAGCACCAGACGCCGCCGTGGTGCATCACTCAGGCGCTCGACACTCGCAACGCTATGCTGCGCGCCCTTGCGACCGCATCAAGGCACGCTGAAGGTGCACGCGCGTGGTTCATCGTGTCGGCCCCATCCCCCCGCGATCGGGAGAAGTGGGCGGCTCGCCTGGGTGGCAGGCTGCACGTGATGGACACGCCATCCGCCGAATGCGTTCGTCGCATCAAGGCCGATGGAAGCCGCGCGGGGAGACAGGACAGGATGATCACAGCGGCGCTGTCATGGTGGGCTGCCAACCCTCATCTTGTGCGCAAGAAATCGCTCAGAGCTGAGAGTCTGGAACCGCCCTCTCATATAAATTTTGAGTTAGTTCAGAATCCGGAAGGCCCGGAAAATGGGGGTTTCAATGGGTAAGCGCGGTCCCGGAGCTGGTCGGCAGAATGCGGTTGCGCAGCTGGCGCAGGCGGCAGGGCGCGACCTGTTCAACCTCAACCCAGCCGCGCCGGCAGTGCACCCTTGGGAGCGCCCGGGCCTGACCCGTGGCGAGCGCATGGTGGCGTTCATCGAGAGCCTGCCCGTCACAAAGGGCTTTGGCGCAGGCGAAACAATCTGCCTTGAGCCGTTCCAGAGTGATTGGATCCTCTCAATCTATGCTGATGGCCCCGACCAGCTGCGCCAGGTGCGCACGGCGCTGCTGAGCGTTGCGCGCGGCAATGGCAAGACGGTGCTTTGCGCAGGGCTGGCGCTTGGCCACCTGATCGGCCCCGAGGCCGAGCCGCGCGGCGAGTGCTACAGCGCCGCCGCGACCAAAGAACAATCGTCGCTGATCTTTGCCGAGATGGAAGCCATCATTCTGGCCACCCCTTGGATGGCCCAGCGCCTCAACGTGAAGGCATTCCACAAGGAAATCACCGATCACACCACCGGTTCGCTCTATCGGGCGCTGGCGAGCGACGGCAAGGCCGTGCACGGGCTGGCGTCGTCGTTCGTCGTCTGCGATGAACTGGCACAGTGGAAGCGCCGCGAAATGTTCGACGTGCTCCGCACGTCCATGGGCAAGAGAGAGCAACCGCTGTTGCTGGTGATCGGTACGCAATCCGCCCACGCGGAAAACGTCATGTCCGAGCTGGTCGACTATTCGGCCCGCATCGAATCGGGAGAGATCGAGGACAAGAGCTTTCACGGTGCCGTCTACAGCGTTCCCGAGGACATGGACGCATTCGACCCCGCCAACTGGAAGCTGGCGAACCCGGCGCTTGGCGTGTTCCGTTCGGAGCGTGAGCTGGCCGAAGAGGCCGAGCGTGCCAAGCGGATGCCGACATTCGAACCGGCGTTTCGCAACCTGTACCTAAACCAGCGTGTCGATGCCGAGCCAAAGGCGATCAACGCCGCCGAATGGGCGCTATGCGGCGCACCAGTGGACCGCAGGGCGCTTGCAGGGCGCAAATGCTTTGCCGGGCTGGACCTATCCAGCACGCGCGACCTAAGCGCCCTGTGCCTGTATTTTCCCGACGATGGCGGCGCAGTGCTGTTGCACGCGTGGTGCCCGAAAGAGAACCTTGCGGAGCGCGAGGAAACCGACCGCGTGCCCTATCGCCTGTGGTCGCAGCAAGGCCTGATCGAACCGACACCAGGCAAGGCTATCGACAAGCGGTTTATCGCCGCCAGGCTGGCGCAGATCGCGCAGGAATTCGACCTGCAGGGCGTGGCCTTCGACCGCTGGTCGATCAATGACCTGCGCGTCATCCTGAATAACGAGGGCGTGCAACTGCCGCTGTTCGAATGGGGGCAAGGTTACAAGGATATGGGACCGGCGGTTGACGCGTTCGAAACCGCGTTGCTATCCGGCGAGCTGCGCCACGGGATGAATCCGCTATTGCGATGGAGCGCGGGCAATCTGGTTTTCGAGATGGACCCGGCAGGGCTGCGTAAGCCGAGCAAAAACCGGTCAATCGACCGCATCGACCCCATGGTGGCGCTGATTATGGCTTGCGGGCTGGCTGCGCGTGACACCGGCCCCGAGGTCTATGTGGGCAGCGGTATCAGCTGGCTTTGATGGTCGCTGCGGCGACGATCCGCCGCACTGCTTCCGGGCGGGACATTCCGCCGCCCTGCGCGTCAATCCACGCATCGAGCGCGGCCAGCTGATCGGGCATGAACTTCACCAGCACGCCAGTCGAACCGACTTTTGGCCTGCCCCGAGTTTTTCGGATATCCGGTATTGCATCCATAACAATAAACGGATATCTGAAAAACGAGCCGAGCGAAAGCGCCAACTTTCACCCGGCCCTAACCGCTAACCGTCGATAGGAGACGATTATGGCTTCCCGAGCAATACGGGCGGAATCCGCCCAAAGCAATGTTGTGCGCCTGCCCACTGCCGCCGAGCGCAAGGTGCAGCAGCCCAGCGGCCCCGCAATGCGCGAATATCGCCAGGCCAACCCATGGCCGGACCGCTACCTGACCCATTTCCACCGCCACTGCCGCCGACTGGCGGAGAGCATGACGCCCGCCGAGCTGATCGCCGCCGCCGTGCTGGTGTCTCTGCCCGAGGAGCAGCGCAAGACCGCAGCGCGGACAATGAACCGGATTGCGTTCTGTTCCGAAAACCCGAGCGCCGACCGCGCCGCCGAAATCTGCATGATGGCGATCGATGGCCGCATTCCGGTGAATTGATTTGCCAACTGATCAAAAATCAGGTAGGAGTCTATCTGATTTTAGGACAAATAGAAAATGCCCCGCATCACCGAGCTTTGCAATCATCTGGCAGACCGCTTTCGGTTCGAGGAATCGAAGGTGCAAGGCTATGCGCGCATCTTGCGTGAAGCGGGGCTTCTCACCACTGGCGCGCGTGGCGTAAACGCCCCGGATGCCACAGCGCTTGACGCAGCCCGCCTGCTGATAGCCATGATGTTGCGCGCGAAAAAGGATGACGCCGCCGAGGCGGTGAAGCTGTTTGGTTCATTCCAACCGGTCGTTATTGGACCCAGCGAAACTCCCGGTGGTACGGAGCGGTTGCTTGGCAATCGCTGTGATGATGCTGTTGCGATGATCCTAGTCGCAGCCAGCAAGATTGAGCCCGACCAGACGTTTCAAAGGCGCTTTGATTTTTCCATTACCCGCGACCTTGCCTATGCATCGATTACGGTTGGAACATGGGCTGGTGACGATGATCCGCGCCAAGAATTGGACGATTTTTCAGGCTGGGATTCGTGCGAATTCCGGTTCTTGCATTCGGAGTTCATCAACCGTGCGCCGGAAGATGGTCCGTCTGACGAGCTGGTCGCAACATGGAATCATTACCGTTCTGGCTTCCATGAAGTGCCGCAGGTTTTCAACGAAGATTTGATCGCGATCGGCCAGTTCATTGCGGGCCGCAGCGAATGACACAGCATCTGCCCAAGACTGAGGCCGAGCCGCGCGGCCAACAGCGGGAAGCCCGAGGGATGGGCAGAACGGGGACTCCTTTCTCTGGCCTGAATTCCTTCGCATCGGGCAACGCGGCATTTCAAGACCCAAACCTTTATGGGCATCTGACAGCAGAGCAGATGCAACATGAGTTTGCGCGCCGCGAGGGCATCGGCCCGCTGCGCCCCAGCTCGCCGATTGATGAAGCGCGCCTGCAAGAGCTGGTGAAGCTGCAAGCCGCTACGCTGGATGCCCAGCGCATCGCGCGCCATCGGGGCGATGATGAAGCCTATATCGCTGCAGGTCGCGACCTTGGCGGCTATGAGGCCGAATTGCAGCTGCTTATGCCGGTCGACCCGAAAAAGAGCAGGAACCTGCGCCGCGTGCTGCATCGCCAAGTCACGCAGGAACGCGAACGCCTGCGCCAGCAAGACTGGATCATGCGCACGGCTGCGCGTGCAGGAACAGAACAACCAACGCCGCGAGGCAGTCGGCAATCTCAAGCCGGGGGCATGATGCCCCCGGCCAGTTAGAAGGACGGTAAGTTATGCCTAAATTGAGTGAGCTTCTTGAACGCCGCGCTGCAGCTGTGGACGCGATGAAGGCTGCCGAGGAAACCGGCGGCGAAGCCTTCGACAAGGCGAAGGCCGAATATGAAGCGGTCAAGCCGCTGATCGAACGTGCCCAGCTGATCGACCAGGCCGAACGTCAGGAACATGGACGCCAGGTGCACGGCGACGCCAAGCTTACCACGGAGCTGCGCAGCAAGTTCAGCCTGTGCCGCCTGATCGCCGGACACATCAACCCCGGCAGTGTCGATGACGGCTTTGAACGCGAAATGCAGGCCGAGCTGGCGCGGCGATCCGGGCGCACGCCACAGGGGCTGCTGGTGCCGATGGAATGCTTCGAAAAGCGCGTGCTGACCAGCACGGGCGACGGCGCGGCGATCGTGCCCACCGACCACCGCGCAGACCTGTATATTGACGCTCTGACGTCTGCAACCATCGTTCGCAGCCTTGGCGCAACCGTGCTGACGGGCCTGACGGGCAATGTCGAAATCCCCCGCGAGGCCGACTCGCCGAATGTGGGATGGGTGGCGCAGAATGCAGCGATCACCGCGAGCGACCCGGACTTTGACCAGGTGACGATGTCGCCCAAGCACGCGGGCGCAATCACCGAATATTCGCGCAACATGGTCATGCAGTCATCGCCGCAGATCGAAACGCTGTTGCGCCGGATGATGGCGCGCGACCTTGGCATTGCGATCGACCGCGCGGCGATCAAGGGTGGCGGCACGAATGAGCCGGTCGGCGTGCTAGCGACCAGCGGCATCCAGACGCAGGCGTATGCAACCAGCCTGCACGACACCACGGCGGAAATGATCGCCAAGGCCAATATCGCCAACGTCGATCCGATGTGCGCTTTCCTTTCCACTTTCGGCGTGCAGAAGATCGCCATGAAGGCGCTGGACACCGAGAACCACCCGGTCCCGATGGCCGCGATTTTTCACGACAAGCCCACCAGTTTCTCCAACCAGGTGCCAAGCAACCTTGGCACGGGGACCGACGAATTCGGGCTGATCTATGGCGACTGGTCGGAGCTGCTGATTGGCATCTGGTCGGAAATTGACATTCTGGTGAACCCCTATGAATCGACCGCGTACAGCAAGGGGAATATCAGCATCCGCGCCATGGCCACGGTCGATTGCGCGGTGCGCCACGCCGCAGCGTTCGTTTCTGCAACCGGCGTGGATACCGACAGCCGCGCTCTGCCGGTCGGTGCCTGATGGCAGCGCCGCAACTCGAACGGCGCACCTTTAGCGAGTTCCGGGCGGACCCGTCCGCCCGGAAACTTGAAGGCTATGCGGCCACATTCGGCAGCGAAGCGACCATCGGTTCGATTGTCGAGACGATCGAGCCAGGCGCGTTCCGCGCATCGCTGGCGGGCGATATTCTTGCCCTTATGGACCATGACCAAGGGATGGTTTTGGGTCGCACGCGATCGGGCACGTTGCGCCTCTCCGAAGATTCGCGCGGGCTGGCTTTCAGCCTTGACCTGCCCGACACACAGGCAGGCCGTGATGTGCTGGCGCTGGCGGCCCGCGGCGATCTTGGCGGCATGTCTTTCGGTTTTCAGGTGCCCGAAGGCGGCGACCAGTGGACCGGCAACCGCCGTGCCCTGCGCAGTGTGCAGCTGTTCGAAATATCCGTAGTGTCGGCATGGCCTGCCTATCCGGACACCAGCCTTGCCTTGCGCAGCCGCGTGACGGTCAATGACCGCGAACGCCGCCGCAGGGCCATCATCATTGCGGAGGCGCAGCTATGAGCTTGCTTGACCGTATGCTGCGCCCCTTGGGCTTTGAGCGCCGCACAATGGACACCAGCTGGGCGGCGATCGGTGCCAATGTCGGTTACCCCGTCGCCATGTCTGCCCGCGCAGCCGAGCAGCTGAGTGCGGTTCTGGCCTGTAGCAGCGCGATTGCATCGGCGCTGTCATCCATCCCTGCGCTGATCTACCGGCGCCAGGGCGGCGCGCGCATCGAGGCAGACAACCACCCGCTAACCAGGCTGACCCGTTCGGGCTGGAATGATGGCATGACATGGCCCGAGGGCATGGAACATCTGGTGGCGTCTACCCTGCTGACCGGCAACGGGCTGGCGGAGATCATGCGAGCGCAGAACGGTGCCTTGACCGGCCTGCGGTTCATTCCGTGGCAGTGGGTGACGGTGAGCGAGCTGCGCAGCGGGCGACTGGCCTATGACGTGTCAGACGGCAAAGGCCGTTCGTGGCGCTTGCTGCAGGGCGAGGTCATCCATTTGCGGGACCGGACCGATGATGGCCTTATCGGTCGATCGCGGCTTAGCCGCGCGGCGCGCACGGTGGAATCGGTCCAAAACGCAGCCGAGTTCGCCAGCCAGTTCTTGCAGAACGGCGCACAGCCGAGCGGCGTTATCAAGTCGCCTTCGAAATTGTCACCCGAGCAGTTTTCCCAGCTGCGCGAGCAGTTCAACAGCCGGTTTTCGGGGGCGAAGAACGCGGGAAAGACCTTGGTGCTGGACGCTGGGCTTGAGTGGGCAGCGGCGCAGATATCGCCCGAAGATGCCGAGCTGCTGGAAACCCGCAAGTTTGGCGTCGAGGAAATCTGCCGACTGTTTCAGGTACCGCCGCCGCTGGTGCAGGATTACAGCCACAACACATTCACGAATAGCGAAACGGCGGGCCGATGGTTCGCCATATTCTGCCTGACCCCGTGGGCCCGCAAGATCGAAGCCGAGTTCGCCCGGAGCGTGTTTCCGACCGGCGGACCCTATGAAATGGAGCTGGACCTTTCCGGCTTCCTGCGCGGGGATCCGGCAACCCGTTGGAACGCGCACGCGATCGCACTGACCAACGGCGTTCTGGACGCAGACGAAGTGCGCCAGGTCGAGGGATGGAACCCGCGCACCGCTGCGCAGCCCCCTGTGACAGCAGGAGGCCAGAATGAGTAAGGTTCTTCGCATTGTCGGCACGATCGCAACCGTTGTTGCCGTGGTGGGAACACTGACCGGGAATCCCGCATTGGCGGGGATCGCATCAATTCCGAGCGAACCGAAAACATTCGGCTTCAAGGTGACAGATCATGACCCTTCAGAACGGCTTAGTGCATGGTCGCAAATCCTACGTCTGGTCAGATACCGCTTTATGGGACGGCCACAGCGGCAAGGCTATCGCGCACGGGGCGAAGGCGTTTCAGAGCGATTCATGGCCCTTTGCCGCAGCCTTTTCAACATGGGGGCCCCACCCCGAAATGATCGGCGAAATCATGAGGAATGCTGATCCCAAAGACTTGTCCGAAGTGCTGGAAACTGCAGCCGACTCTATGCGCTGGCTGGCCAGCATAGGTGGCTTTGGCCGCGTGCTGGTTGCCAGCCACGAGGACAGGCCACGTTTGCATTTGGTGCCGTCTGGCGAGGTTTTTCCCGGCTATGCGCCATTCGAACCGGTGGAGCTGGATTACTTCGTTTGCAGCGGCAACCAGACGGCAGCTTACAGGATCGCGGCAGAGCGCGGCTTTAATCCCAAGCGCATGCGCCGGGTGATTGACGCGCAATGCGAAACGCCTTGGGCTGTGGAATCGGGGGCTACTGACCTCGGAGAGCGCGTTTGGATTGGCGGCAATATCGTCCGCATCGAAGTGAGCGCCGCAGGCGTTACCAGCCATATCGAACGGCCCGTCGACAACATGCAGATGATGGCCCAGCTATGACCAGCCCGCGCCGCGTCACGTTCAAGCAGATCGACGTCACCAGGGCGATCCGTGGCGCGCGTGCGGGTGGCGCGGAGAACGTGCGGCTTGAGATATTGCCCGATGGGCGCATGATCATCCAGACGGTGCCCATCAGCATCGAGGGCAACGGATTGGCAAACCCGTGGGATGAAGTGCTGCAATGAGCCGCGCCCTGCCCCGCTATGTGACCGAATTTGCAGATCGGCATGGAAAGTTCCGCCTGCGCTTTCGGCGCAAGGGACAGGCCACGCACTATTTCAAAGCGCGATTCGACACTGACGAGTTCTGGCAGGAGTATGCCGCCTGCCTGAAAGGCGACCTTGCACCGAAGGTGCAGCCGAGCATGGGCACGACTCGGCTAGGGTCGATCGATGACCTTTGCGAACGGTTTTATCGCTCGCCAGGTTGGCAGGGGATGACCAAAGAGAGTTCCCGCAAGACCTATCGCAGCATCATAGAACGCTTCCGCAAGGCGCACGGCGACAAGCCGGTGGCTGGCCTTAAGGTCGAGCATCTGGACGCGATCCTCGGCAAGATGAGCGCCACGCCGGCAGCGGCCAACAATCTGCGCAAGGTGCTTAAGCGCCTGTTCGCCTATGCCGTCAAACTTGGCTGGCGGCGCGACAACCCCGCCGAGCTGACCGACGCGTTCAAGATCGATGGCGAGGGTTTCCACACGTGGACCGAAGCCGAGATCGCGCAGTTTCAGGCGCACCACCCCATAGGCTCCAAGGCTAGGCTGGCGATGGAGCTGATGCTTTGGACCGGGCAGCGCCGGAGCGACATTATCCAGCTTGGAAGGCAGCATATCGAGAGCGGCCGCATCCGGATTCGCCAGACCAAAACTGGCGCCCTCGTGATGGTCTGGATATCGCCCCAGCTGCAGGCCGTGCTTGACCAGGTGCCACCCGGCCAACTGTGCTTCCTGCAAACCGAGTTCGGCAAGCCATTCAGCGGCGCGGGCTTTGGCAACTGGTTCCGCGATCGGTGCAACGAGGCAGGCTTGCCCCAGTGCAGCGCGCACGGACTGCGCAAGGCCATGAGCCGCCGCCTTGCTGAGAACGGCGCAACCCATATGCAGGGCAAAGCCGTGACCGGACACAAGACAGATCGGGAGTTTTCGCGGTACGCTGCAAGCGCCGATCAAGTCGCCCTTGCAGACAAAGCCGTGGCTAACCTCGCTGATAGGTTAGCCACCAAATCCGCTAAGCCACGGAAAAGCCAATGA